TGATGGCTGGACAAAGTAGAACGCTCAAGCTCTCGATTCTGGCTGATGTAGATCAACTCAAAAAATCCTTAGCAACTGCCAACGGAGACGTTGAAAGTTCATCGTCAAAAATGGCTGGATTTGGCAAGATTGCAGGAGCTGCATTCTTAGCTGCCGGCGTAGCTGCCGCAGGTTATGCTGCCACACTTCTTATTGATGGAGTCAAGTCTGCCATTGCTGATGAAGCAGCTCAAGCAAAATTAGCCACAACTCTAAAAAATGTCACCGGCGCGACCAACGCTCAAGTTGCTGCAACAGAGGCATATATTCTTAAAACTTCTTTGGCAACTGGTGTCACTGATGATGAATTAAGACCATCACTTGCACGACTTGTTCGCTCAACACAAGACGTTGCAGAAGCACAAAAACTCCAGGCTTTAGCTTTAGATATTGCCGCCGGTGGCACAGTCTCACTTGAAGCGGCAAGCAACGCATTAGCAAAAGCACACGATGGAAATTTTACTGCCCTTAATAAACTCGGTGGAGGAATCGATGCCAGCATTATCAAAGCAAAAGATTTTGATGCTGCAACTGCGTCTCTAGCAGAAACGTTCGAAGGTCAAGCATCAAAACAAGCAGACACATTTGCCGGCAAGATGGATCGTCTTAAAGTCGCATTTGATGAAGGCAAAGAATCAGTCGGTGCAAAACTTCTGCCAATAATCCAACAACTTGTTGAATTTGTTGTCAATCAAGTCGTACCGGCACTTGGAAAGTTTGCTGATTTCTTTAAGCCAATCACAAAGGCAGTAGAAGATAACAAAGAAACATTTGTTGATTTAATTGCGTTCCTTCAAAAGTACGTTGTGCCAGTTCTTGTCACTGGTTTAGGCGGAGCATTAAAAATCATTGCTCAAATAATTGCTGGACTTGTTACTGGATTTGCCAATCTTATTTCTGGCATTGGAAAAGTAGTAAAAGAGGTCAAGGCATTTATTAAGCTTATGACGGATAATCCAGTGACCCGATTCTTTGGCGGTGGAGATAATTCTAAAGGTTTAAGAGTCGGCGGCTCAGAAGATTTAGGTATGGATACAGGCGGTGGCACTGCTGGCGGTGGATTTGATACAGGAATGCCAGGTAGCACATTTAATCCAGGTGCAGATCCATATACTTTTACGGGCGCACCATTAAGCTCTTACTCTCCAGCGATGCAAGCTGCAATCCTTCGTCGCGAACAATTAAAAGCCGACACTGAAAGACTTAGGGCGCAACGTGAAGCGGCAGCAGCAGCAAGACTTGAAGCCACTGGCGGACTTTCTACTGCGGATCGCATCAACATCACAGTCAATGGAGCCATCGATGCCGAAGGTACTGCTCGGACAATTGTGAATGTCCTCAATGATTCCTACTATCGTGGCACTGGCGGAGCCAATGCTTTGGCACTCTAATGACACAGTGGGCTCCCGTATGGCGCGTGAGGATTGATGGCACTGATGTAACTGATTCAGTTATTGCTAACCTATCGATTACTTCCGGCCGCACAAATATTTACAGTCAGGCTCAGGCTAGTTATTGCTCAATCACTTTAATCATCTTCGACCAGACGGCTTTACCTTACGAAATCAATAACACACTTTCCATTGAAGTCAAAGACACATCGGCAGTCTATGTGCCAATCTTTGGTGGTTCCGTTGTTGATATTAGCGTGAGCGTCTCACAAATTGGCTCCACGGCATACACTCAAGAAGTCACAATCACGGCTCTAGGAGCCCTTGCAAGGCTTCAAAAGGCACTTACAAATGGAGTCTTAACTCAAGACTTTGATGGTGACCAGATTGCTACGATTCTTCGCGAAGTCTTATTTGCTCAATGGCAACAGGTTCCAGCCGCCCTGCAATGGAATACTTATGATCCGACGACTACATGGGCTACTGCTGGCAATAGTGGTTACGGCGAAATTGATACGCCAGGCAATTACGAGCTTGCGCACCGCTCATCAAATCGCGTAGTTGTTTATGACCTGGTTGCCGCTCTGGCTAATAGCGGTTTAGGTTATTTATACGAAGATTCTGCTGGCCGGATTTCATACGGTGACTCAACTCATCGCACAAATTATCTAGCGGCCAATGGCTACACAGATTTAACTGCCAATCACGCTTTGGGGCAAGGCATTACGATAAAGACAAGAGCCGGCGATGTGCGTAACAACGTCACCATAAAATATAACACAAACTCAACTAGCGAAGTAAATGATACAGATCCGACATCTATTGCAATTTATGGCGATTTAGCCCAAATCATCACAACAACAATAAAACACAAAGCCGATGCAGAAGATCAAGCTGCTTTTTATCTCTCACTGCGCGCTTATCCACAACCGATTTTTGATTCCATCACCTATGCATTGACTAATCCAGAGCTAGACAATGCCGACCGTGACGCTCTTATCAACGTGTTTATGGGTCAGCCGATAGCGGTCAATGACCTTCCGGTGAATATGTCTTCCGGAGTCTTCCAAGGCTTCGTTGAGGGCTGGACTTTTAGAGCTTCCTACAATCAATTAGACATCACGCTTCTTATGTCTCCATTGGCATATTCACTTAATTCAATGCGCTGGAACGATGTGCCAATAACTGAGGCATGGAACACCGTGTCGCCGACTTTAGATTGGGCAAACGCTACAATCGTCTCATGATGAAAGGGAAAATAAATGGCTAATCCAACAACCTACTTCGGCTGGGTAATGCCGACCGCGACAGATCTTGTCACGGATCTTCCGGCTGATTTCAACGTATTTGGGCAAGGCGTTGATACATCAATGCAGGATCTACTTGGCGGCACAACCGGTCAAGTCTTATCTAAAGCATCTAACACCAATATGGATTTTGCTTGGATTGAGCAAGATGACTCGACTCTCGCCTTCAATGCACAAACAGGCACTACTTACACGCTTGTTGCAGCCGATGCAGCAAACAAGCTAGTCACTCTTTCTAATGCCTCTGCCATTACAGTCACAGTTCCGCCATCAGTTTTTACAACTGGTAATGTCATAAATCTTCAGCAACTAGGAGCAGGACAAGTTACATTTTCTCAAGGAGCTGGTGTAACTATTACATCAACAGGAGCAACATCTACTGCGCCAAAATTGAGAGTTGCTTTTTCAGCTTGTTCAGTAATTTGCACAGGTTCAAATACTTTTACCGTGATTGGCGATTTGAGTTAATGACTAACATTTTGGGAATTGTTGCATCTTCAAATCGTCTTGCCGCGCTCTCTTGCGATGTTTTAATTGTTGCTGGAGGCGGCGGAGGTGGCGGAGGCAACGTAGGAGGCGGCGGAGGAGCTGGTGGATTAAATCCTTTAACAAATCAATCTCTAGCTTTAGCGACCGCTTTTACCGTTTCAATCGGAGCTGGTGGATCAGGTGGCGCAATGGGTGCAAGCGGCGGAGTAGGAACAAACTCTGTCTTTAATAGCATTAGCGCAGCTGGTGGCGGTTATGGTGGAAATGGCTGGGGCGGAACACCAGCAGCAGGCGGCAACGGCGGCTCAGGCGGTGGTGGTGGAGCTAGCGATACAGCAACTCAATACTCTGGTGGTACAGGTACATCAGGACAAGGTAACGCGGGCGGTAACGGCGGATATAACGCATTGGTAAATGTTACTAACGGTGGCGGCGGAGGTGGAGCTGGTGCATCTGGCGGTTCTTGTGGTAGTGGTGCAGCAAGCGGTGGCGGTAACGGCGGCGCGGGCTCATCAACTTATTCATCATGGGGCAGCGCAACATCAACTGGTCAAAATGTAGCCGGAACTTATTACTACGCCGGTGGCGGCGGAGGTGGAGCTTGGGGCAATGCGCCAACAGGTGGCGGTAACGGCGGCGGTGGTGCAGGTTCTAATGGCACTGGAGTAGCTGGTACTGCTAACACTGGAGGCGGAGGTTCAGGAGGCGGAACGGCAGCAGGAAATGCTCCTGGAGGCGCTGGAGGTTCTGGAATTGTTATTGTCAGATATTTAAGTGCTACGCAAAAAGCAACGGGAGGCACAGTTGTTTCATCTGGCGGTTATTACTATCACACTTTTACATCTAGCGGCACTTTTACGACTAACTAAGGATTAAACGATGTCACATTTTGCAGAGATAAAAGATGGAATTGTTGTTCGGGTAATTGTGGCTGATGATTTGCAATGGTGCGAATCTAATCTTGGCGGTACTTGGTTGCAGACTTCGTATTCTGGATCTATAAGAAAAAACTATGCTGGCGTAGGTTATACATACGATGAAGTTCGGGACGCTTTTATTGCGCCAGAGCCACAGGGCAATCTTGGATTTGATGAAGAAACTTGTCAGTGGATTATGCCGGTGATCGAAATTGAATAATTATCCTGACGGTACTGCTGCCCGGATTATTGAAGTCGCACTAGGTGAAGTCGGCACAATCGAGACTGGCGTGAATGTGACCAAGTATGGCAAGTTCACAAAGGCCGATGGATTGCCGTGGTGTGGGTCTTTCGTTAATTGGTGTTTTGACCAGGCTAAAGTCAAGATTCCATCAATGGTTTCAACGGCTGCTGGTGCTCATAAGATGAAAGAGCTAGGCCGTTGGATTGAAGATAAGCCGCAGCTTGGCGATTTGTGTTTTATGGACTTTCCACACGATGGCTTAGATCGCATCAGTCATATTGGAATTGTGGTCAAGGTTGGCATTACTACGGTTTTATGCATTGAAGGCAATACGTCCGGAGAAGGCGACCAGCGCAACGGTGGCATGGTGATGGTAAAGCGTCGCTATATTGGCAAAGAGATTGTTGGTTTCGCTAGGCCGAAGCTTGTAACCTATACAGGAGAATATCCATTGGTCGAGCCACTTCCACAGGCGAAACCGAAAAAGGAGAAGAAGAAATGACACAATTTAAGGCACTTGCGGCATCATGGGCTAGATCATCAGTGGCCGGAATGGTGGCCGTCTATATGACAGGCAATACGAATCCAAAGGATTTAGCGATGGGGCTTGTCGCTGGTCTGATTCCGGTACTAGCTCGCTGGGCTAATCCGAACGACATTTCTTTCGGTCGCCAGAAGTGAGCGTGGGCGAATGGACGGCGGTCGGTGGGCTTGTTCTTGCGGTGCTGACTGCCATCTATTCGTCAATGAGATTCATGGTGAAGTCGATCATGCGAGAGCTTTCACC